TATTGAGGTATCTCCTGTTGGCAGGAGAAGAGGGATTCAACATCGAAGGCCGAGAAAGTTGGTTTGCCAACAAGACCGAGAACCATCCGCTGGTATTCAGAGCTTTCTTTGCTTCCGTGTTCCTTGATCTTTTCCTTTTCACGCTGCTTTGACCAGCGGGGATAAGGCAGAATGGTCATAGACCAGTGATATTTTTTCCACTCGCTAGAAGATGTGGGGATCTCCACCGCTTCCGATAGGATCGCGTGGTATTCGGAATCACGCCGACCATCGTGGTAGCTGTAAATGCCGAATACGCACCCAGGCTCCTGCCGTTGGAACAAAACCGACCAGGCTTTTTTCGGAATCGAGCATGCTTGGTCTACCCAGATCCGATTGGCATGAACGCCGTCATATGAACTACCGTCGCTACTTGCTGGGCAGAAAATAACGCTGGATCCGCCGGCGAAGAAAATACGATAGTAAGGTTGGCTCTTGTGATACTGGCCGGGAATCATCAAAGAACGAACGAAATTCGACTTTGCAATCTGGAATTCGACCTCGCCGATGATGTGAGCCAATTGCCCGGACAGAGGCGCAACGCAAAGCCCTACTTGGCCGACAGTCGTGGCGCCCCAATGCAGAATCGATGTAGCAATCAAAATCGTTTTGCCAGTTTCGGTGCCGTCGCAGTGAATCTTGCGAGGGTGGGGATCGTCTAGTTCTGCTTTTTGGTGGTCCCAGTACCTGCGGGGTGAACCATCGCTGTTTACGAAAAATGTCTCGCCGAAACGCCAGCCTGAGCCGAAAACCTGGATTACTTTCTGTTTTTCTTCTGGCGATAGGTTTTGGAGGTCGGTAACGTTCATGCACCGAATGTGCTGCAAATGTGCATTGGTTACACAGTGGTTCGGATATTCAGAGTTGAAGGGTATTTTTTTCTGAATTCCCCGACCACTCCCCTCCGAGCGCCGCTTGGAAATAAGCTGAGCGCCAATGGCAAAGAAAAACACACCACCTCAAGACAGCGGGTTACTCGGCAAGGGTATGGTTTACCTGCAGGATGGTGTTGAACTTCTAAGAAACGTTGCCATTGGATCCATTGCCAATTTTGCCGCCTCCAAATTCGATGACACGCAAACCACGAATCCGAAGGAGTGGAAAGATCGTGTCGCAATGGCCAATGACTACTTTCGCCGCATCGATGTCATAGGCAAATGTATCTGGCTGTTACGCTCCTTTGTGGTTGGTGATGGGGTACAAGTTCTGGCGTCCAACAAGGAAGACCAGGAAGCGCTTGACAGATTCACTCGACGGATTCACCTCGACAAACGCATCGGCCGGTTTATCACGAACGAGCTTGTCCGCGGTGAAGCGATTGCTCATAAAGTCTGGGATAATGACGAGATCAAGCGATTGCAGTTGATTAATCCGCTTTCCGTGGTGCCCACCTGGGATGATGGCGAGCTGGCCAAGTTGGTGCAGTACGCAATTAAAGACGGCAAACGTACTTCCACTGAAACCAACGTGATATCCTCGCCGGAACAACTGGCTAATATTTTATTCATGCAGTTCGACGCCGACGACTGGGACGAACGTGGCAATAGCCTGATTTGCCGCACTTTCGACAAGGTGCCCAGCCTGGAACACTACCGCCGCGCCGACCGTGCCATTGCCAAGCGATTCACTAATCCGCTTCGCCTCATTCGCCTGGGCGGGTTATTCGGAAATAAACTTATTAATCCGGGCAAGAAAGAATTGAGCGCGGCGAAAGAGCTGCTTGAAAATCAGGAATTAAATCAAGGATTGGTTGTCCCGTGGCACTGGGATGTCAAAACCTACGGCACCGATGGAGTGGTGCTCGACACCTCTTCCAAGGCCGCGTCCCTTATCGGCGAGATCGCCATTGCCATGGGGTTCATTCCGTTTTTTGTCACCGGCGAGGGTAGCGGTTACGGCAACAGCCGGGTGGTTCTCAAGGCCACGCGCTATCAGATCCGCGAGTTGTGCATCGATGTGCGCATTTTCCTGGATTGGCTTTTTGATGAACAGGTCAAGCAGTCCATCGGCCTGGATTCCGAACATGAACTCAAATACATTTTCACTGGCTTGGATCTGGACGAAGAAGAGTGGTCCGTCCGTGAAGATCGGGAATTGTATGATCGCGGCCTTATCAGCCGGAAAACATTGCAGCGCCGGCGCGGTCTGGATCCGGAAGACGAAGACGCGGCAATCGACGACGAGCCGATCCGCATCAAGCGGTTCTTCTCGGCGCAGGATGTCATCGGTCTGGTCGGAGCGCAGGTTGTCGGCGCCGATGTCGCCCAGGTATTGCTCGGCATGACTGATACCGAAGTGGAGCAGATCCAGGCGGCAGCCTCGATGCAGGAAGCGCAGAAAATCTACAAAAAAGCCGAATCCAGGCTGCAAGCGAAAGCATCGAAGAAAAAGAAGAAAACCACTCGATGCGGGAAGTAGCCTCTCATGCCCGCCGTGATTCCAATCAAAAAGTGGAAGCCAGCACGGTTTGCCAGATTGCCCAAGGCGGTCGGAGCTTTCTACGATTCAGCATTCGAATTGATCGAGCAGGGGTGCTATCACCCGCCGCTTGCTAAAGTAATACCGCTTTTCGGCCATGCCTCAGAACTGTCCGAGCGCATTGCGGTCGCAACTAAAAACGCCCGCCGCGATCTTCACAAACTGGATAACGCCCAACTCAAACCCATGCTCCGGGAGTTGCGCACAGCGGAAAAGAGCGTTCGCCAGGTGGTTATGGATTTCGATCATGATCCGCGCAATATCACGAAGGCGCAGCGGTTGGCGAATCTCAAAAGTCTCAAGGTCCAGATCGATCTATCGATTGATAACGCACTGGCGAACCAGACCTTACTCCCGGCCGTGCAGGCAGGCGAGGGGGCGCGAAGCGGCGTTCTCCATGCGGTCAAGGATCTGCATGCGCAGAATGCACCGGGCGGATGGGGCAGCCTGACTGCGAAGCAAGCGGAAACGGTTGCCGATGCCGCCTTCGCGCTGGTCGATAACGCCGCTCTCTCGTTCCTCTCGGCCTACCGCATCGAACTGGCCGGGGTCGTCGCCGACGACATAAAAAACAAAATCAAGTCGCAACTCACTATGGCTTTGCTCAATGGCGATCCGCTTTACGAAGTCACGCGCAAGCTGGGCCAGGTGATCACCGATCCCGAGAAGTTCCGCCATGCCGGAGGGCGCATTTTCCCTTCGGCGGCAAATCGGCTGCAACTGATCGTCCACACCGAAAACATGCGAGCGCATAATCAGGGCCGGGTGGCGTTTTACGGGCAAGTCGGCATTTTTAAGGTTCGTTGGCTGGCCGAAGGCCCTAATTCGTGCCCCGCCTGCATGGAACTCAACGAGCAGATATTCACCTTGGAAAAGTTGCCGGCGATTCCTCAGCATCCCAATTGCGCTTGCACGATTGTCGGCGAGGCGTCGGAAGTCACCAAGACGCCGGAAGATTATGGATTATCGTAAAAATGTGGGATATGCCATGTGCTCGACGGCGTTAGCGTTTTTAAAAACAAAAATTTTCTTTCCTAAAAAACCACTTGAATAACGCGAACTTAACCCCGCGATAAACAAGGGTATTTTTTTCTGAATTTCCGAACCACTCCAAAGGAATAAATTTTCACGCGTACCCTTCCCACATAACCGGGAGGTCACCACCGTGAGATACAACGCCACAATCGAAGATCAGCGGAAGCTCGAAGCCCTTGCGGCCAAAATCGAAGCCGGCGCCCTGGCTCCGGCGGATACTTCCTGGAATTTCGATTGGGCCGATACCGTCGATTCCATCATCGCTCAGTTCGGTTGGGCTGGCCTGGCCGATGCCTGCGCCTTCGTCGATGAGAACTACCTCGCCGAAAAGGAAAACGGGCGCTGGCCGAAGGCAAAGGCTGCCTACCGGTTGCCGTTCAAGCTGCCGGAGGATGGTGAACTCGTCGCCGTGTGGCCAGCGGTGAAAGCCGCAACTCAGGCCATCCGCGACAGCAAAGCCGGTCTGTCGCTCGATGCGGCGGAAGCGGCACATCGCAAGCTGGCGGCATACTGGGATGCTTTCGGCAAGCAAGCCCCGGCGTCGCCCAAGCAGATCAAGGCTCAGGCTTCGCCACAAAAAGGCGATGACGATTTTCCGGAAACGGTCATTGTGCAGCAGGGGCGACCGGAACCGCAAGAAATGCCACGGACGATTTGGGTGCGCGATTTTGAGTTCCCGCCTACACGGGAGTTCGTCGAAACCATCAATCGGTTCGAGCGGGAAGACCCCAGCGCTCCGGTGATGGTGATTGTCGACAGCTATGGCGGCCTCGTGCATGACCTGCTGGCAATGGTTGCCGCCATGAAAACCAGCAAGCTGGAAATCCACACCTGCGCCATTGGCGTTGCCATGTCGTGCGGTTCGATCCTGCTTTCCTGCGGAGCCAAGGGCCACC